GTGCAACTACTGCAGCATCGGAACTATCCACATAAAAAACAAACAGGACGCGATTGAGTTGTGGAATAACAGAACGGAGGTAACCGACAATGACTAACATCACAACCCTGCGCCCCGGCGAGCACTTCATGTTCAAAGGCTTCGAGTGGGTCTGCCTTGACCCACACCACCCTGACGGCGGCGTGCTGGCTATTATGGCTGAACCGTGGGCAAAAGGTGTAAAGTTCTCTCCAAATGATAAATTTGCCGATGAGAAAGGCAACTGGAATAACTACCGCACCAGTAATGTACGTGTGATTCTATCTGATATGGCGAACGCTTTTTTCAAGAGGAAAAGTCTGTTGTCGCATACCGTTGACCTTGTTGCAGACAACGGCGACAGAGCTTACGGCACTGTACATGACTTTGTTTTTATCCTGACCTGTGACGAGTACCGCAAGTATCGTGATTCCATCCCGCACTACGACAGTTGGGTGTGGACGGCCACGCCTTGGTGTTGCGGTGACAAGGATTCTGACACGGGTCACGCTAGCAGCGTTCGTATCGTGTACACTACGGGGCAGTTTAACGAACTCTGTGCGTACTACGATTATTCCGTCGCCCCGGCTTGCATTCTCAATCCGAAATCGCTCAATCTGCGCCAGAGCATGGCATATGTAGAGGAGGTATCCGAATGAACACAACAATAGGCTGCCCGATTCCCGGCGCAAGCTAGCCGAAAGAACAGCCCAAAACGATAGTGGAAAGAATCGGTGAGCCTGCATTTTTTGAACAGCTTGCAGAAGAGTGTTCAGAACTTGCGCAAGCAGCGTTGAAAACCGCGCGGAAGTATCGCGGTGAAAACCCAACGCCTAAAACCATTGACGAATGCTATGATGCTTTGCAGGAAGAAATTGCAGACGTGATGCTTTGCGTGAGCGAATATCTTGATTGTAAAGGGCCTGATTATCTTAATTGCGTCATGCGGATGCAACTCAAAAAGCATGAGCGCTGGGAACGGCGATTAAAGGAGGTAGGAAAATGAGCAAAGAACATGTGCGTCTGATTGATGCAAATGCACTTAAAAAGCGTGTTGTAAAGGTAATGTTTCGTGATTGTCCAGAAAGTGGCGAGTTTTACGCAGTTGGAACTGATGACATTGATATTATGCCCACCATCGACCCAGAGTCCCTGCGACCTACGGCGCATTGGGAAAACGAGGAAGATTTCAACGGCGACCCCGTTGTTTGGTTCTGCTCCGCCTGTAAGGAAAGATTTTTTCTATATGATGGTACGCCAGAAGAAAACGATTATAAATATTGCCCATATTGCGGTGCAAGGATGGTGAATGCAGATGGCTGAATGGATAAGCGTTAAAGACAGACTGCCGACTGAAAGGAAGAACACAAAATGAACGACGCACTTTTAAGCAGCAAGAAAATGGATTACTGCACACCGCAGGAGTTTTTCGACACCCTGAACGCGGAGTTTCATTTCACTTTAGACGCGGCGGCCACAGAAAAAAGTGCAAAATGCAAGAACTTCTACACCCCGGAAACCGACGGCCTGAATGCCCCTTGGAATATCGGGGGGGGCAGCGCGTTTTGCAACCCGCCGTATGGCCGGGCACTGGGCGCGTGGGTGCGCAAAGCCTATGAGGAGGCGCAGGCTGGAACAACGGTTGTTCTGCTGATACCAGCAAGGACAGACACGGCCTACTTCCACGACTACATATACGGAAAAGCAGAAATCCGCTTTTTGCGCGGACGGCTGCACTTTGAGGACGAGGACGGGAACAGGTTCCCGCCTGCACCGTTTCCGTCTATGCTGGTTATATACAACGGAGAACATTATGGAAGAAAACGATTATGAGTATTGCCCGAACTTGTGGAGCAAGGATGGTGAACGAAGATGAATGACCCGGTAAAAATCATTGATAAAGCATGTATGAGTTACATAATCGACCACCGAGAGGAGAAAAAAGGATTGTATCTATCTTTGGAAAATTGTGAAGGTGGCGATGTCGTGGTAGCTTGCGACAATAGCACGGGCTTTGCATATATCGAAGAATTTGACAGCGTGAAAGATGCTATCAAGTGGTTGCGGAGGGAAGAATGAACCAAACATTTTTTGACCCAGTAAACAGCAAGTGCATTTCTTTTGACGGCGTGCCGAAGATTGCCGATTTTGGCGATGAAAACGATTTGATTCGGCGCGGTGATGCGTTGAAAGCCATTAGAAAAGCATGTATCAGTGCGCATTTACCGTTCGATTCCGCCACGCCGGAAGGAAAGCGAGTAATGGATGCTCTATATGCGGTATGGAAAGTGAAAAAGAGAGGAAAAGAAGCATGACAGTATTTGACGCAAACTGCATCTACACAATCAAATGCCTTGCTCTGATCTTTGTTGCAGCACCGGGCGCGATGCTTATCGGCGCATTGCTGATCTACCTGTTTGCGCTGTGCTGCAAACAGATTTCAGGGCTTTGGAGGGAGCAAAAATGAACATTTTACTTTCGATTCTTGGCACCGCGATTGTCACAATTTTGATTGCGGGAGCCTATTCCATCGGCGTGTCCGTTGGCAGAGCTGCAGCTGAGGAAGATAACCAAGAGCCGGTAATTTACATGGAGCACACGCACGGGGGCGAGTAAATGGTTAAGATTTGCACTGAATGTAAAAAGGAATTTGATGGAAGCGCAAAAGCCCGACTTTGCCCGGAATGCAAGAAAAAGCATCATGAAGCTGCTGTTGCACTGCAAAACGCAAGACGCAATGAGCAATCGCTTGTCAAATGTGAATGGTGCGGGCGGCTTTTTACCAGAAAAAAGAACGAAAAGAAGTGTGAAGCATGCCGAAAAGAAGGAAGATATGGCAGCCCACAGATGGCGGCACACAGCAAAAGGGAGCCGCCGAAAGTGAGTATTAACAACGTTCTTAAGATTGCCGATAAAGACGGCACGACTTATGGAAAAGCGGTTCTGGCACACAAAATTTAAGGAGGAACATATGAAAAGTATCGGCAACGCGCTTGCACTGACTGCGACTTTGGCATTCATCGCCTATATGGTGCGCATCACAGGAAGCGGTATTTGGGCATGGATGGTTGTTCCGTGCTTTATGTTCGCAATTCTGGGCTTGGGAGACTGAGAGGAGGAAACAATGGAAAATAACTGCTGCAAAAGCTGCAATACTGTGCACAAACAGGTTGCTGTTGTGCTGGATGACGGCGCATACATGCCGGAATACGCACATTTTGGATGGGATGCAGGTGCAGACCTGAAAAGCCCTGTTGATGTGATGATTCCGGCGAACGGGAGCGCTGTAATTGATACCGGCGTACACATTGACATTCCGCAGGGCTATGTGGGGTTCCTGAAAAGCAAATCCGGCCTGAATGTTAAGCATGATCTGACAAGCGAAGGCGTGATCGATGCAGGATATACCGGGAGCATCTGCGTAAAGCTTTATAATCACGGAAAAACGGATTATAAAGTCCATTCTGGGGATAAAATTTCCCAAATCGTGTTTATCAAGGTGGAATCTTACGACTTTTACCCGTGCAGCAAGATGCCGGAGCGGGAACGCGGCAACGCAGGATTTGGTAGCACCGGCAAATAAAAAACTTGCATATTAGCGCATAATATGCTATAATATCAATAAGAAATAGCGTGCCAAGTGCTTAATTGCCAAGTGCCAGTTGAACTTGAAAGTTCGGCTGGCACTTTTGCTATATGGAGGACACATGAAACTATACTGCGCAGACTGTATGGACATCTTGAAGGGGATACCAGAAGGCAGTATAGACATGATTTTATGCGACCTGCCCTATGGTACAACGCGGAATAAATGGGATGTTATCATCCCGCTGGAGCCGCTATGGGCGCAATACAGGCGCATAATCAAAAGCAATGGCGTTATAGCACTGCACAGCGATATGCCATTTACAGCGGCCCTTGTAAGCGCTGGGAAAGACTTGTACCGGTATGAGCTGATATGGGTAAAGGAAAACGGTAGCGACTTTCTGAACGCAAACCGCAAGCCCCTGAAAGCGCATGAAAGCATCCAGATATTCTATAAGCACCAGCCGACCTATAACAAGCAATATGTGGACGGAAAGCCCTATAAGAGGGGGGGGGGCAAGGCGAAAGGCTTCCCAAAACTGGGGAAAGTTTCGTGACGGCATCTTAACAGACTGTAGTGACGGCAAGCGGAACCCCACAACAATCCTGAAATTCCCAAGGGAAAAGGGATTGCACCCCACCCAAAAGCCTGTAAAGCTGGAAGAATGGCTGATTAAAACGTACACAAACTCAGGCGAGACGGTATTAGACAACTGCATGGGCAGCGGAACAACCGGAGTAGCCTGTATCAACACAAATAGAGACTTCATCGGGATAGAGAAGAACCCCGACTATTATAAAACGGCCATAAGCCGGATAAAGGAGGCACAGGACAATGGGAAGCAGGGCAACCAAAAGAAACAGCCCGATCATGATTGATAATGACCCTGATAATGTGCCGGAAGGGAATCAAAGGCGCATTGAATTTTTGCTTGTGATATCCCAGCTTCCCAAAATAAGCACAAACGACCTGCCAGCCCTCAGAAAACGCTTTTATGACTATCTTGATTTATGTGTCAAGTATAACATGAAAGTAGGCAACATGGCGGCGTATGCTGCTATGGGAGTGGATAGAGACACTGTAAACGGCTGGGAAAGCGGAAAAAGGCGCAGCTCGCAAAAGGAATACCAGGAATTCGCGCGAGAAATAAAGCGCGTATGCGGGATGTACCGGGAAATGCTGATGCAGGACGGTGCAATCAACCCGGTAACAGGGCTATTCTGGCAGAAAAACTATGACGGACTGCAAGACCAGCAAGAAATCATTACCGCAACAAAAGACCCGTTAGGCGAAAACATGTCCCGTAAGGAAATAGAAGACAGATTCAGCGCCGACTTTGTAGAGATAGACGACTTTAAGGAAGTCAAAGAGCCGGAGCAACTGATAGAGCCGGTTCAAACAAAGCCACGCATGGAAAAGAAACAAGCAAAAGAAACTGAATAAACGAAAACAGAGCATCTAGCAGCGTATAAACAAACTGCCGGGTGCTCTTTTATTATGCCTATAACCACGCAAAGAAACGCGCTATCCGCTTAAATGCCATAGTAAAGCCTAAAACCAGCGCGGAAATGCCTGTTAAAGGCAGCAGTAAACCCCAAAAAAGCGGGAAAGCAGAGGGGGATAAAGCCCAAAAGAGGGAGCTTAAGCCAAAAAAGGGAAAAATAAAGCAGGGAATAACGCGACCGATTTGCCGTCATCATCAAAAAAGACCCATCAACACTAATAATTATCCCTACTCCAAAACTATCTCTTGAAACAAATATCCATGCAAAGTGGTCAAAAATACGGGGTATATGCCTGAATCATGAAACAAAAGTGCATAGCACAAACCCGATTCGACTTTGCCGGAGATTTTTTCGCGCAAAATCATTCGACTTTTAGGCAGGGGATGCCCCTTCGACTTTGGGAGCGTTTCGACTTTGGTTCGACTTTCAAACCCGTTCGACTTTGGCAGCGGGATGCAGACTGGCGCACCCTGACCGCAGCACCTTCCGGCCCGGCGGATATGATCCCCAGGACGGCCCCAGCTGGGCAAAATGTGCCTTTTGGGTGCATATTTCGCTAAATCATTATTTAGCGAACATTGAATTGACATTGTAACGCGTATTAAATTTTGGAAGCAGCCCAAAAGCACAAAAGTACATAAAAAAGCGCCGCCGGGGATGCCGGGAGCGCTGGAAGATGGGGGATTATTTTGTTTTGTCGCGCTCCATAGCCTCCACTATGGCGCGCTGCACAAAAGCGTTGACGCTCTCGCCCTGGCTCTCTGCGTGGGCCTTAATTGTATCTTTTTGGCCTTTTGGGACCATCAACCCGATGCGATCATATGCCTTTGCATTGTATTTGTTGTGGCTTGCTGCGCTTGTACGTCCGCCCATGCCTGGCCCTCCTATATCACATAATTACTATTATAAGTATATCCGCCCGCGCGTGATTTTGCAATCATGCAAATTGCATAAAGCATGGCACTAAAATGTGCGAGTTGTTTGTGAAACATTGCCCTATTGCATAATTACTAAATCATGCTATAATAGAATCATCAAAAGAAAACAGCCCACAGGGCAGGAGGTAAGAGAAATGAAAATCACAGACGGCAAGCGCACGGTGGAAATCAACATCATGACATGGAACGGCACCGGGTATGGTCCGGACTGGGCGGGAGAGTATTTCAACGCGGGCGCGCTTCCGTACGATGAGGAGAATGATGCCTACACGGTGCAAGATGTACAGTATTGCATCAACATGGCAGAGGGCACCGGGGAAGAGGGCGCACGGTGCAAGTATAACGATGATGGGGAGCTTGTACCAGATGATGACGTTACTGTATTTGTAACGGAGCTATAACACAGCAGGAGGGTATTAACATGTGCATGAGCAATTTATACGTTGTCGAGTTTGACAACGGCGACAAGATGACGGGGAGCATCTCGCAGGTTTACGCGGCGCAAGAGGTCAACGGGTGCGCGGTTACATTACACCCGTACATTGAGGTACGCAAGGCCCCGGCCCCTATTGCGCAGGATGATGGCACAATGACGGGTTACGCGTTGTTTGTTCCGGCGCTGCCGTATACGGGAGAGTGGCGGCAGATTACCGGGACATATCAGCGGATGCTTGACGCGTTTAACGCACGTAACAAGCTGCTAGAGTTTGACGAGGTTGATTTTTTCAGAGCGTACCAGCGCACTTTTTAACGGATACTTTGGCAGGGCTGCACCGTAAAGCAACCCCGCCACACTACCAAAGCAAAAACAACACAAAGGAGCGTATAAAATGAAGAAACTGTATTTTGAAGGCGCGGGCATGTTTGGGTGCCGCGACACTGCCGAAGAGCTGCGCGGGAACTGCCGTCTCCGCACTATGTTTCATGATGACAAGGGCCGCGCGGTGTACCTGGAGATCTTGAGCGGAATGAACAAGACCGCTGGGCGGCTGTATGTAGACAGCTGCCATTATATTGGCAAGGATGATTACAAAATGCTGCGGCTCCCTGTAGAGCGTGACGGCAAGCGGCGCGAGTACACCCCGGAGGGCATTTTGGCGCTGCTGGATGAGATCGGGGCACACTTTGACGCGGTGGAGGTTCTGCCCCGCCTGGCAGGGTATCAGGTGTTTGCGGATGAGTACCACAGCGGAGACACCGAAGCCGAGTACATGCGCGGGGATACATTCGCACCGGACTGGGCAGAGATCGCCCGCCGTGAAGCCGTGTACAATGATCTATGCGATGCAGAGCGAGCCGCCGGGGTCAAGTGGCCATGTGTTAGCTTGTGGCCCTTGCAGGATCGCCCGAACGTGTGCCGGTATCATCTGCCGCGCACCGGAGAGCACGGCGAGATCATCCCGGCGGAGTATCTGGCAGGCAAGCAATAAGCCCAACGGGGCGGCGCTGCGTTGAGCTAATAAGGGGGTTATAGCATGATCTATCAAGCTAATAAGCGCCAATTTGGGGCGCTGGAAGGCCTTGCACACTGGTGCGCCGAGTATTATTATACTCTTGAGAGGTTCGGCGCGGATGATGCCGAGATGCCAGCGATCCGCAAGGATGTGTCTTTTTGCATGGAGCGGTGCGATGCGCTGGGCGTGCCGTACTGGGCGCAAAACGCCGCCCTTGCATGGGCCGAGAATTGGAGGGCCACAAAAGCGGAGTATTTTGATGCTGCGATGGCCCGAAGAGGGATCACCTGCAGCGGGGCCGCGGGCTGATTATTGCCCGGAGCTATTGCAATAGCGCGGGATAGATTGTAAAATATAGTTGCAGGGGGTGTTTTATATGCTGGTTGTTTTGTTCCTGTTAGCTTCTCCGTTTATCATTATTTTTTGCGTGATGCGCAATTTTTAATCAATATAGCGGAGCGCCTGGGCCGTATGGCCTGGGCGCTTTTTTATTGTCTTCGGGCGGGGTGCTCCGGTCTGCCCGGCATTTTTTGTACATGATCGGCGGGGTATACCGGAGGGGGATTTTAGCAGGTCGAAGGGCGCGGGGTTAGTCCCTCCAATCCCGAAAAAATAAAAAAGTCCCATAAAAGTTTGCGTTCCCATACTTTTTGCGCTAAAATGCAAATGTAAGCTCTCCTTCAATTTGCTACAATCAAAGGTAGGAATAATATCGTTTGCAGCTGTACAGCTAAAACATCTGAACTGACCGCATTTTCACGGCCATGACCTAATAAAGATGAAAATTCCATTGAATAATATTCCCGCCTGCCGTTTTTGGTGTGTCAGCACCAAAGGCGGCTTTTTTGTTTGGATTCTTCCTGAATTTTTCAAAAAACAAAAAAGGCCGAAAATCAACGATAAACAGTTTGTCTGCAACGGAAAACGATGCTATAATAATAAAAATAGTGCCAAGTGCCCTGTGCCAAGTGCCTTTTCTCAAATTTGAGGGAGGGCGCTTTTTTATTTTGAAAATTTTTGAAATTGCAAAAAAGAGCACAATGCGAGCCAAGACAGCGGACGAAGCAGTTTATGCGTTTGCTGCGATTCGGGAACTGGAAAAAGAAAATTTCAAGCAGGCGCACAAGCTGAGTGTGGATTTGCATAATAAGCTGGGTACGCTGCCGCGCTGCAATGACCTGATTGAGCTGAACCGGAATCTGCTGCTGTTCAATGCTCCGTATAACTTTGATTCCTTTTGCCAGTATATTGAACTTGACCGTGACCCCAAAAGCCGGTTTTATATGCCGCGCCGAAAACAGCTGATTCGGATGGTAAACACCCTGCAAAAACTGGAAGATGGGGAACTGGACATTGCAGGAATCATGATGCCGCCCGGCACCGGGAAAAGTACAACTGCCATTTTCTATCTTACATGGCTTGCCGGTCGGAACCCCGACATGCCGATTTTAGGTGGCAGCCACAGCAACGCATTTCTGCGCGGTGTGTACGATGAATGCCTGCGAATTATGGCAAAAGGCGGGGAATATTTGTGGCGGGATGTGTTCCCCGGCGTGTGCATTGCCAGAACGAATGCACAGGACATGATGATAGACATGTACAAGCCAAAGCGCTTTGCCACACTGGAATTTTCTTCTATCGGCAGTGGCAATGCGGGCAAGGTGCGTGCGCAAAAGCTGTTATACTGCGATGACCTTGTAAGCGGCATTGAGGAAGCCATGAGCCGGGAACGCATGGATAAGCTGTGGCAGCTATACACAACGGATTTGCGGCAGCGCAAAATTGGTGAATGCCGGGAACTGCACATTGCCACACCCTGGAGTTTGCATGACCCGATGGACAGGCTAGAACGTAACAATGAAAATAACCCGCGTGCAGAATTCCTGCATATGCCTGCCCTGAACGAGGACGAAAAAAGCAATTTTGATTATGCCAACGGGGTAGGGTTCAGCACCAAGTTTTATATTGACATGCGGGAATCAATGGATGATGCCAGCTGGCGCGCATTGTTTATGACAAGCCCGATTGAACGGGAAGGGCAGCTGTACCCAGAAGATCAGCTGCGCAGATACTTTGAGTTGCCGGATAAAGCGCCGGAAGCCATTATTGCAGTATGCGATACCAAAGAAAAAGGTTCTGACTATGCGGTTCTTCCCGTTGCATATAAATACGGGGATGATTTTTACATTGAGGAATGTGTTTGCGATAACGGCACACCGGACGTGGTGGAAACGCGGCTCTGGATGGTTCTTGTGAAACACAAGGTTCAGCTGGCCCAGTTTGAAAGCAACAGCGCAGGCGGCAAAGTGGCAGAAAAATGCCAGCAGGAAGTAAAGGCGCACGGCGGAATAACCAGGATTGTGACCAGGTACACCACCGCAAACAAAGAAACCAAAATTATTGTAAATTCCCCCTGGGTGATGGAACACTGCCTGTTCAAAGATAATTCCGTTATCAAGAATAACAAGGAATACAGGCGTGTTTTGTCGTTTTTAACAGGGTACACAATGGCAGGGAAAAACAGACATGATGACGTGCCGGACGCATTTGCCATGCTTGCACAATACGCTCAAGGCCTAAATGCGGGCAAAGTTGAAATTGGTACAAGAATTTGGTAAAAAACAACGTTAATGTGCTTGAAAAATGTGAATTTTATAGTATAATAGTAAATGGAAAGGCTTTATAGTTTAGCTCTTTTCTTATGAACATTTTGTTCATACCTCCTGGGGTACGGAACCAGCGTCCTGCATATGCGCCGCCCTAAATATGGTTCTCCCGCTGGCTGAAATGCCAGCTATTGTGTCGCTATAGTTTAATGGTAAAACTCCTGGCTCATAACCGGGTGCTTGCAGGTTCAACCCCTGCTGGCGGCACCAGAGTGCGCTCTGCGGCGCACAACCGGCACTATGTGGGCCGTTATCAGCCATATAGAGCCTGACAGGGCTTACCTTGTCCGCTGCGCCTGCAAAGCTGTCAAGCACTTTGCAGGTGATATATACCGTATAGCCATATAAGGGCGCTGCGTTCCGAAGCAACGGCGCGGCGGAGGGTGCAAGGCCACCATACGGAACCAGATGCAAGGTAGCGCCTTGCTGTGTGGGCGGTGCGGCTTCCCCCACAAACGATGACAAAGCCTGTGAAAAGCAGGAACCGCACATGCTGTTATAGCTCAATGGTAGAGCAGCCGCCTCGTAAGCGGCAGGCTACTGGTTCAAGTCCAGTTGGCAGCTCCAAGGCCGATGATACAGGTAAAAGATTCAGCCGGGACGCTGGACTGAAGTTCCCTGTTAGGCAATCCCTGCACACCTCTCTTTGATGTGTCCCATGCAGGGCTTTTGATGATATGTTCCCGACATTTACGCCGGTAAGTTGCGGTTTAGTTTTAAGTTTCGCGCAAGTTGTAAAAATGCAACCGTGAAACGTGCAATTTTAACTTGACTGTAATTTGCTTATACGCAGTCATAGCTTAATAACGTTGGAAAAGCAGCGCCTGTTGGTGCCGTTGCAGGTTCGAGACCTGCTGACTGCTATTGTTGGGTCGATCCCACCGGTGAAAGCCCGGCGCAGGCAAAACGCGATAGATAACCTGAACGCCACATCTGCTTGCGCGGACTCTGTTACTGACACCGTTGCGCGTTGTGGCCCCCTTTTAATCAAAGCAGAAACCGTAAACCGACAGACGGGATATAAAACGGGCCGGACGCCGCGGAGTGACTTCCTGCGCGGGATATAAATAGAGGAAATCAAAAACAGGCGTACCATCACGCGCATAGCACTGGATGCCGCCTGTTACGTTGCAAAGCCTGCTACTTTGCAATGGGTGAGCCCGGCATGGCATAAACCGGGAGGGCGGGAACGGGGTTATTTTTGAAAGAAGGGATAAATTGCGAGTAAGTGTTTACTGCCCGTGCTGCGGTGCGGCAGGAATCAAGCGGAAGCTGATGGAAGTTGATACAGCAGCAAAGGGAACGATTTATCCCTATTGCAAGGCGTGCAAGCGGAACATTGAAATCCATTTGCCGCTGAAAAAATAAAGTGCCAAGTGCCCTGTGCCAAGTGCCAGCTGAACCTTAATTGGTTTGGCTGGCACTTTTTGTTTTTGCGCAAAGGAGAACAGCTTGGAAAGATATCTTGTTGACATCCTGCCGGATGAGGGTCTGCACGGCAGACGGGTCATTACCACAAACGAGCAGGAAATTACAGCAGATAACGTTGTAAAGGTGCTGAATACTGCCATTGCCACCCACGACAGGAACCGGGGAGAAATCCAGTATTTGTGGGATGTTTACCGGGGCAAGCAGGATATCCGAAAAAAAGAAAAAATTGTCCGTGAGGAAATCAACAACAAAATCACGGTGAACATCGCAAATGAGATTGTGACGTTCAAAACAGCATTTCTACTTTCCGGTCCTGTGCAGTATATCGGTGCAAAAGGCAGCAAGACGGACAACAACAAACTGGTTGATTTGAACCGCTGGATGTCAGATGAGGACAAACAGAGCAAGGACAAAGAAATTGTTGACTGGATGCACATTGCGGGGCTTGGCGTGCGGATGGTTCTGTCTGACCCCGGCACGGAACAGGCGGGAAGCCCTGCCTGCATTTATACCCTTGACCCGCGTGAAGCGTTCGTCATCTACTACAGCGGCTATACCAAAAAGCCAATGGCAGGTGTGCTGACACAGTACGATGAAAACGATGCCAAATATTACGGTGTTTACACTGACAGCGAATATTTTGAAATCAAAAGCGGGAAAATCACCCGGCAGTCTGGGCATTTGTACGGCAGTGTGCCAATTGTGGAATACCCCAACAACAGTGCCAGAATGGGCGCGTTTGAAGTAGTGTTGCCGCTTCTGAATGGTATTAACACGCTGGAAAGCAACCGCGTGGATAACGTGCAGGATTTTGTAAATGCGTATGACGTATTCCAGAACGTTGATTTGGAAGACGGCCAGTACAGCCAGCTTGCCAGCGGCGGTAAGTTTATCAAAATCAAAGATTCCCAGCAGGGGATGCCTGCAAAAATTTATCGCATCAGCAGCGAGATGAACAGTTCTACTGTGCAGACCGCTGTGGATGATTTGCATGATAAGATTTTGACCATCTGTGGCATGCCGAACCGCAACGGCGGTTCTTCCACCAGCGATACCGGGCAGGCAACCATTATGCGCGATGGCTGGAAAGACGCAGAAAGCCGCGCCCAGGACAGTGAAGACATGTTCCGGCGCAGTGAACGGCAGTTCTTGCGTGTGTTCCTAACCATTTGCAACACAACAAATAATCTTGGCCTGAATGTAGGGGATGTGTACGCACAGTTTACCCGCAACAACCTGACTGACATCCAGAGCAAGATGCAGGTATTTATTCAGGGCCTAGGCTGTGAAAAGATCGCGCCGGAAACGGTATACCGCGAACTTGGCCCGTTCCGTGACAATGAAATGGCCTTGCAGGAGGGCATGAAATATTACGAGGAAAAACAGGCAGAGCTTGAAAAAAGCCTGAATGAGGAGCTTGACAATGGACTGGAAACCAACGGACAGCGCAATCAGGCTGCTGAACCGCAGGGCGATACGCAGGTTTGAAAAAGCATCCCGGCAGATAACGCAGTTTGATGAATTGAACGTTATGCCCGCCTGCAAGCAGTTATACCAGGATATTGCCAAAGACAATCAAAAAGTCTTTTTAGAACTGGCAAAAAAATGCTACCAGGATGCCGAAATTCACGGCAAAGAAAAACCCGACAAGGCATGGCTGCTTGCCTTGCTTGCCGGATACAGCGCCGTTACCGGCTATGTGTACGAACACGAGATTGACCGAAAGCGGGCCTACCTGGAAGAGGGGCTTTTGAGCCGGACAAACCATAAGAACGAATTCCGGCGTGCATTGCGGTATTGGAGCGATATGACGTACCAATACGCCGATGACGTGACCGATTCTGCAAGAATCAAGGCATTTACAGATGCCGGAGTAGAACAGGTGCAGTGGCACACTGCCGGGGATGAAAAAGTGTGCCAGGTTTGCCGGGAACGCAACGGAGAGATTTACCCGATTGATAATATCCCCGATAAACCCCACAGGAAATGCAGGTGTTGGATGACACCTGTTTGATCGTCAGAGAAGACGCTAAAACGCAAAGGTCAGAGAAGACGCTAAAACGCACAAATACGGGCGAGAGAACGCCGACAAAATAACGCGGAGGCACCAATGAAATTTGATACCAGCACCATTGACGGCTTTGAAAACATGAGCGATGCAGACAAGGTGACGGCGCTGCTTGGCGTTGACCTGCCTGACCCGGTGGATACAAAGAACCTTGTAAAAAAAGAAGATTTTGACAAGGTGATGAGCGAAGCCAGCAGTTACAAAAAGCAGTTGAAAGAAAAAATGACTGCCGAAGAAACCGCTGCTGCAGAAGCCAAAGCCGCACAGGAAAAGTTGCAGAACGATTATAACGCACTGCTGAAAGAAAACACCATTTCTAAAAACGTTGCCAAGTATATTGCGCTTGGCTACGATGAAAAACTTGCCAAAAGTACGGCAGAAGCCCTTTTTGATGGCGACATGGAAACGGTGTTTGCCAATGCTGCAAAGGCCAATCAGGTGCTTGCAGACAAGCTGAAAGCAGACCTTATGCGCAACAGCCCCAGACCCAGCGGCGCTGGTACAAGCACCGAAGAAGAAAGCGAATACATGGCATTTGCCAAGCGCAGCGGCAAGGCAAAAGCACAGGCCAACGAGGCAGCCGCAAAAGTCATGGATTATTACAAGTAAGGAGTGAAAGCATGAAATTCAAGAAAACGGATGTTGCCGGTGCAGTTGAGATTCTGGCCAGCAATGATTTTACCGCAATCCCGTTTACCACAACCACCGCAAAAAAGGCTGGTGAAAAACTGACAGTTGACAGCCGCGTTGGCGTTGTGCTGTATGACGTTGACCCGGATGAAAACCCCAACGGCAGCCTGCTGGTTGCGGGCGTGATTGATGCAGTAAAGGCAAAGGCACACAGCGGTACCGACCTTGCTGCAGAATCTGACCTGCCGGATACCATTATCCTGCGCACCAATACCGGCGTGAACGCATAACGGAGGTGAAAACATGAACCTTACTGAACTTTTTACACCTAAAATCATTGCGGCAAACTATACCGAAGCTGCTTCCAACGCAATCCCGTACCTGGGCAGCGGTTTGTTCCCCTCTGTAAAGCGTGCTGGCCTTGACCTGGCATGGATTAAGGGCCACAAAGGCCTGCCTGTTTCCCTGAAACCCTCTGCTTTTGATGCAAAGGCCACTTTCCGTGACCGCATCGGCGTGAGCAAGCTGGAAACCGAGATGCCGTTTTTCCGCGAGGGCTACAAGATCAAGGAAAAAGACCGCCAGGAGATTCTGCGTGCCCAGAGCAGCAATGACCCCTATGCGGCGGATGTCATCAACCGCATTTACGATGACCAGCAGGATTTGATTGCCGGTGCTGACGTTGTGCCGGAACGCATGCGCATGCAGCTGCTGTTCCCGGAGGGCGGCGCAATGGGTATTACCATCAAGGCAAATGGGGTGAACTACACCTACAATTATGACCCGGATGGCGCATGGAAAAAGGCAAACTACACTGCGCTGACTACCACCGACCTGTGGACTGCCATCGCAACCGCTGACCCGTTCAAGCAGATTCAGACCATCAAGGACAAGATGGCAAGCAATTACGGTGTGACCCTGGCTTACATGGTGATGAACACCACCACGTTCAACCTGATGAAAGCCACCGATGCCGTAAAGAATCGCTGGCTGACCGTAACTGGCCGCAGCATGGGCTACCTGACCAACGATGAAGCCAAAGATGTTATCGCATCCACTACCGGCATTCAGATCGTGATTTACGACAAGCTGTATGCCGATGAAAGCGGCGCAAGCCACAAGTTTGTTCCGGACGGATATGTGAGCTTTATCCCGGAGGGCGCACTGGGCAAGACCGCTTACGGCACCACCCCGGAGGAAGCCGACCTGGCAGGTTCCGGCAAGGCAGATGTTGCCATTGTGAACACCGGCGTTGCCATTACCGTTGAAACCACCGTGCACCCGGTCAATGTGAACACTTATGCTTCCGAAATCGTGTTGCCAAGCTTTGAGCGCATGGACGAAGTTGCCGTTATGAAGGTGACGGCATGACCTGGCTGATTCCCGATTATGCAGTGTTTTACGGTGGTGAACTTTGCGTGACCGGGAAAAAGGTGAAGATTGCCGACCAGGACAGTGCCGAAATGGCAAAATACGGGAAAGTAATAACCGAAAAGGCGGAAACACCCCCTGTGGTAGAACACCGGCGGGGCAGAAAGCCGAAAGTTTGATGAACGGCGGGTGACAGTATGGAGATCTTTGAGCGATTGCAAAAACGGACAGGCGAAAACGACCTTGACCTGTTAGCAGATTTGCTGGACAGCGCAGAATCCGTGATACTGGCCCGCCGTTTTCCTTTTGGCGGTGGTGAGCTGGAAGAGCGATACCGCGATTTGCAGTTCCGGATTGCATTAGCATTTTATAACAAACTTGGCGCGGAATATGAGACCAGCCACAGCGAAAGCGGTATCAGCCGCACATGGGGCAGTGAGGATGTTCCGCAGCAGCTGTTGGAAGAAATTGTCCCGGTTGGAAAGGTTGGATGCTGATGCGAGACCTTAGAGCCAACCAGAAAACAATTTGGTACCAAAACAGCATCGGTTCTGCCGCAATCAAAGATGAAAACAGCAACCGCACCGGCGAAGAACGGCCCGTTATGGAGCCGCCGGAGCAGTTGCGAATCAGTGTGAGCGGCGCTGTTGGCGCAATGGAAGCCGCCGCTTTTGGCGGGTTTACAGATTACAGCCGGACAGCCTGCACGGCAAACACAAACTGCCCTTTGCGGGAAGGAACGCTTATCTGGATTAACCGGGATTCTGACGAAAGCCCGAATTACGTTGTGACCAAAAAGGCAGATACCATAAACGGAGTATTGTATGCGATGAAAGAAATCGTGCCATGAAAATAAAGCTGGCGCTAAGCGAAAAAGGCATAGAGCAGGCGATAAAGGAATACGAGAACTGGCAAAAAACGCTGGAAACCCACATTGAACAGTTTGTAAAAAGACTGTCAGAAATGGGGGTAGAAGTTGCCAAGATACGGTTTACTGCCGCCGTTTATGATGGTGACATGAGCGATATTGCGGTTCAAGTAGAACAGCACGGCAAGAAAGCCACGATTTACGCCACCGGGCAGGCCGTTTGCTTTATTGAGTTTGGCGCAGGCGTTGCATTTGCAGAGCATCCAAGCGGGCTGTATGCGCATGGCACATACGGCGATGGGAAAGGTTCAAACCCGAATGGATGGGTTTATGATGGCGTTCCCGGACCAACGGCACAGCCTGTGTATAACCGCAATGGCGAGCAAAAGCCCGGCGTTTGGCGGACAAAGGGCAACCCGCCCGCATGTGCCATGTGGGAGAGCGCGGCCCAGATGGCTGCAAGTGTAAAAACCGTGTGGGAGGAGGTAATGCGTTGACAGAGGATTTTCAGCCGCAGATTTTTGAATTCTTTGCACAAAAGCTGGAAGCAAAATTCCCAGGCGTTAAATTAAGCAGCGTAATTACCGACCAGCCGCCCAGTTTCCCGTGTGTTCAAATCGAACAGGATGATTTGCCGACAGACCATGACAACAGCGGCAGAATCAGATTTGTGAATGTGCGGCTCCGCGTGCGCGTTTACACAACGGGGAACACAAAAACAAGCCAGGCCCGGAAAATACAAATGTGCATTGACGAGATAGCCAACAGTTTGAATTTTACTCGGCAAAGTTACATTACAAGCGGATACCTGTATCAAAACAGTGCGTACCGTGCGGAAACAACGTACCGTGCGCGAATGACCGAAGACGGGGTTTTGACCCGGACATGATAAGGAGTTGAAAACATGGCAAATGAACATGTAGCTATCAGTACCCAAGGCGTACAGCTGCTTCGCGGTGATTCCAAGACTACCCTGAAAGAGCTGTGCTGGATTCAGGAATATCCTGACCTGATCGAAGACCCGGATACCATTGACGTTACCACACTGATGCACACCATGCAGGCTAACATCCCTGCGCTGCCGAAATCCTCTGCGCGTGCCTTCCCGGCGTTTGTTGACACCGATGCGGGCAACCTGAAAGCAGTACAGGACACGGCGAATACACCGGCCTATTATGCGGTGCGCAGCCGTAATGGCTGGGGCTGGGTATGGCATGGCCAGCACAGTGTTTCTGTGCCCGGCAAAGGCGTTGATGATGCAATTCAGTTCAATATCGTCATTACCAACGATTCTGACCTTGAATTCACCGAAAGCATTACTGTTGCTACTTCTTGAGGAGGAAAACGCAAATGGACAATATCAAACTGACTTTTGAAGGAAAAAGCTACGAGCTTACCTATACCCGCGAGACTATCAAGCAGATGGAGAACACCGGATTTGACATCCAGATGTTGGCACATCAGCCCACCGTTCAGGGCGATAAGATGTTTGCCGGTGCTTTTCTGGCAAAGTGCAAGGGAGTTAAGCGCAAGGTGATTGACGACATCTGGAACCATATGGACATTGAAAGCAAGAATAATGTTCTTGCCGCACTGGCCGATATTTACGGCGATGCAATGAACAGCCTTGCAGATGATGGAAAAAAGGTGACTTGGGAGATTGCTTGACCGACGATCTCCCCGAAGATCAAAAAACATGGGGACAGATTTTTGAAGAACTAGCCCCTTATTATTTATCAATCGGCATGAGCGCTGACGAGTATTGGAATGGTTATCCAAGACTTGCCAGAGAATACCGGAAATCGCATAAAAAACAGCTTGAGGAATGGAATTATAAGGCGTGGATACAGGGCAGGTATATTGCCGATGCCATATCCGCCACGATCGGAAATGCGTTTATCCCGAAAGGGCGCAAACCGATGCAGTATCCCAAAGAGCCGTATGCGCTGACGGAAGAAGAACAGATTGCAAGAAAGATAAGGGATGCAGAAGAAGCGGAGAGACGTTTCTTTGAGAAATTCAGTTTGATGGGTGGTGGAAGCAATGGCTGACGTACAGATTGATAAACTTACAATCGAGATTGAGGCCAATTCAGGAGCTGCCACAACTAATATCAAAAAGTTGGGAAAGGCGATAGAGTCTCTTTCTTCAACAGGTAGCTTAAAGACTGTTATTGACAGTTTGGAAAAACTGAATGAAAAACTGTCCAATATGAGCAATTTAAGCTCCGCTGTATCGGGAATAAACAAAGTTTCTGATGCAATGAAAAAGGCAACAGGCGTTTCCAATAATATGACTGCACAGACGGAAGCGCTTGGCTCTTCTCTGAAAAATCTGTTTTCACAGGCCGTTGTGATAGCAATTATTCAAAAGGCTAACACACTTTTGGAAAGTGCCATAACCAACTACAGCAAGTACGTAGAAGATGCCAACCTGTTTGCTGTGGCAATGGGCAATGCGGCTGACAGCGGCGGCAGATTTGCGCAAAAGATGGAAAACCTGCTTGGCATTGACAGCGGTGAATCTAGGCGGAATATGGCTGTTTTCCAGAACCTTACAACCAGCTTTGGCATGACATCCGATAAAGCCTACATTCTTAGCCAGAACCTCACACAGCTTGGCTATGATATGGCTTCCTTCTTCAATCTGAGTACAGAAGATTCGTTCCAGAAATTGCAAGCTGCCATTTCCGGTGAGCTTGAACCTATCCGCCGGTTGGGCGTTGATATTTCCAACGCCAGATTGCAACAAGAATTGTACAATTTGGGAATCAATAAAAGCATTAACAGTTTGTCTCAGGCGGATAAGGCACAGCTGCGCTATATTGCTATCATGAAGCAGACAACAAATGCACAGACCGATATGGGCCGCACTTTGAATTCGCCTGCAAACCAGATGCGCATTTTGAAAGCACAGATTGATTTGCTCGGCAGAAGCCTGGGCGCGGTGCTCATCCCCGCAATCAATGCGATTCTTCCGCCCCTGATTGCTTTTATTCAGGTTGTCAGAATGGCAATCAGCGCGATTGCATCGCTTTTTGGGCATACGATTCAGTGGGGCGATTTTCAGAGTTCCGGCGTAAGTGCTGCACAGGGCGTTAGCAGCGGGCTTGATGATGTCGGTGGGAGCGCAAGTTCTGCGGCAAAAGCTGTGCATGACCTGATCGGCGGATTCGATGAACTCAATAAAGCACCAGACCAGTCATCCGGCGGTGGTGGCGGTAGTGGCGGAGGTGGAAGCGGATTAGGTGACATTGGCCTTCCGAGCTATGACATGTTCGCCAACCTTGCAAACAGCAAGGTTACGAAATGGGTTGAAAAGCTACAAAAGGCTTTTGAGAACATCAAAAAAGTGCTTGAACCGTTTATGCCACTTATAAAAGGTATTGGCGCTGCTATATTAACGGCTTTTGCCGTTGGAGCTGTCAGCAAATTCCTGAAAAAGTTCAAGGATTTTATTACTAAAGCCGCTGCGGGAAGCGCTGTCTTTGAAGCGTTGAAAAAAGCTGCGGGAGTTTTTGTTTCATCGCTGGAGTACGGGGCCGGTTTTTTGAGGTCTTTTTCTTTGGGGCTTCAATCGTTTAGAAGCGCACTCCCGGTGTGGGCGAAAGTAGCTACTGCCGTTGCTGTGGCGGTAGGAACCTTTGTCACTGCTTATGATGCAATGAAAAAATTCGGGCAGGGGGCAATGGATTTGAAAACCGCCGCAACAAACTGTGTGGCTGCATTTGCCCTGTTTGGGACGATCGGCGGCATTGTGCTTGGCCCAGTTGGTGTAGTGATTGCAGCGGTGGGAACGGCAGCCGGTGCGTTTTTGGGATACAGGAGTGCAATGCAGGAAGCCGGGCAGGAAATGGCGAACGAAAGCCAGTTCTGCCAGACCTTGAATTACATGATCGACCAGTCCACCGCAAGTATTCAGCGGGCAACGGATAACCAGCAGGAACTTAACGAAAAAATTCAAAGCTTTTCTGATGTCGGAACAAAGTATGCAGGCGTTCAAACCCTTGTCGATTCGATTTTCGATTTAAGCGAAAAGTCGAACAAATCCGCGTTTGAAGTGCAGCAGCTCCAGTCCCAGGTAGAATACCTTAATGGTATGGGCCTGGAAGGGTTGAAGCTGCACATGGACGAAACCGGAACAAAGGTGCTTGAAACTCGTGACGATGTAAACGCCCTTATCGAAAGCCTTGAAAAGGCCGCATATGCCGCAGCAGCGCAGGATTTGTTGGAAAGTGCATATAAGGCGCAGATTCAGGCGGAACAAGACCTTGCAGCCGCCAATGACCGCCTTGCTGCGAGCAAGGAAGCAGTCGATACAGCAACAACGGCGCTTAGCAATTATCGTAACGGTCTTTCCACATGGGGTGAAATGCTGGCTGATTTGGGTCTCGATGCGCAATATAACGCTTTGTCCGATTCTTTGAGCAAAGCGAACGAAGCCTACGAAACCGCAACAAGTGACGTTCAGGCGCAGCAAGAAGCCCTTACAAATGCCAATTCTGCGATTGATACCTACACCCAAAAACTTGTGGATATCAAAAGCGGGAACTTTGATATGGCTGATTCTGTAATAAGCTCTACAAATCAGGTTGATACTTCTATGGCGCAAGTAAGAGATTCTGCAAATCAGACTGCCGGAACAGTAACAAGCGCCAACAGTAATATAACAACGTCTGCTACAAATTCCGCTGCAACAATCAGTTCCAGCTATTCGGCTGCGGCACAAAGCGTACAGGGTAGCACAGGTCAAATGAGTAGTGCGGCAGAAAACGCAAAAGAACGAATGACCCAAAGTGCAAACAATACAGCAAGCACTTATGCGGCAAGTTTTGACAATATCAATTCTGGTGCAAGAAGAAATGCGGAAACGGTAAAAGATTCTGCAAGTAATGCCGCATCTGGCGTTGAAGATGCGGCAACCCGTTCCGGCAATGCACTGTCCGGCCTTCCAGAGAAGGCAAAACAATGGGGCAGCGATTTCGCTTCCTCTTTTGTAGATAGCTTTGTCGATACGTGGACAGTCCTTAAATCTGGATTTGAAGATGCGGCGAAATGGATTAGTGAACGGTTCCATTTTTCTGTTCCTGATAAAGGCCCTTTGGCTGATGCTGACACCTGGATGCCTGACATGATGAAACTGTTTGCATCCGGCATTGAACGGAACAAGAACAGCGTTATCCGCCAGGTTGCAGGGCTTAGTGCTTCCATGCAAAAGGAACTTACGGATGCACCTGTCAATGTCAGCGCAGAGGGCACGGTCGTTTCCAAACACGATGTCGAAGTATCCGGGAAGCAGTTTTCTTCTGCGCAGGCATACCGCACTGGAAATGGCTCCGCAGACGTTGTTGCAGCAATTCGTGCGCTTGGCACTATTATGGAGCGCAACAGTGATACCAAAGTTGTCATTAACGGCAGAGAGGTATTCCGCGCCGTTAAAGATGAAGCACACCGAGAACAAATCAGAACGGGAAGCCCCGCTTTCTAAGAGGAAGATATGAGCTTCAATAGCAAAGACACAAAAGGTTACTGGGCGGTCAACGGAACTGCGCTGTACAAGCCGCAGGGGTGTGAAATCACGCATGAGAACTATGTCGGCTCCAACAGTGGCCGCACAGAGGATGGCGTGATGCACATTGATTGGCTGCGCCGGGACTTGCGCAAAGTCACAATCAAATACAATGCCATGACAGGGAACGAAATGGACGAGCTTGTGGGGCTTGTTCAGGGCAAGGAATATACCGCAACATTCAGAGACAGGGGAAAGACATGCACGATGTCTGCTTATACAGGTGATTGCAAATATGAACTGTACAATGAAACCTTGTGTTCAAGCGAGGGCGGATTATACACCGATGTTTCCTTTGATATGGTAGAGATGTAAAGGAGGGAAGAATCAATGCTGAAAAACCTGATTGTCAAAAGCGATGGGACAGAGATTGATTCTTCCCTTATTTTGTCTTGCACATTGACGCAGACCTTGAATTCAGGCCAGGAATTCACGATCGGAAGCGCATGCACAGACGAAATAGAGGTCGAATACCTTGCGCAAGATGACAATCTTATTGCAAAAGGCGATGTGCTTACGTTGTACTGGGTGAATGACAGCGGCACAAAAACAAAAGTCGGCATATATTATTGCGAAAAGCCAAATTATCAGGGGCTTATGCGGGAAATATCCGGCACAAGCACGGTTTATAAAGTAGTGGCCTACGACACCATGTCCAAGCTGGATGCCGATTTCTCCGGTTGGCTGCACGCCAATCAGGCACAGTTCCCCAAAACCATCTGGCAGCTGGTTCAGCTGGCCTGCCAGCGGGCGGGGGTCGCGCTTGCCAGCAGCAGCCTGCCTATCAATGGCAGCTACAGCGTGCAGGCGTTCTATGCGGATGATTTAACCTGCCGACAGATTATCTCCTGGGCGGCGGAAGCGGCAGGCTGTTACGCCCACATGAATGCAGACGGCAAGCTGCAATTCTTGACCTACACAGACAAGCGCAGCACTGCTAAAATCACCCCGGACGGTGCCAGCAACAGCACCGCCTATTATGCTGACAGCCTGAGCTACGAGGACTACACGGTCAAGGCCATTGAGAAAGTCCAGATCCGGCAGTCGGACAGTGACGTGGGGGTCATCTACCCCGACAGCACCACTGCCACCAACACCTATGCAGTGCAGGGCAATCTGCTGCTGACAACCGGCACCGAAGCCAACCTGAAAACCGTTGCCCATAACCTGTACAACG